GCCATCTTATTTGCAACAGACGAAATCTTAATATTTAATAGCCGCCATTTTTGATATTTGCGTAGATCGCTTGCAAGCCTTTTTTTAACTGATGTCGGGAGAATTGCTGGCAAAGCAAATTCAAGCGTAAGCGCAGAACTTGATATGTTTAGGTTTGGCTGTACATCAACATCACCAACATCGGTATCACGCTGGATGGATATTGTTGTATCCGTAGAAAAAGAATCATCAAATATAACCTCAAAATGGCTTCCATATTTTATGGCAAACGGATCTCCAAAATTAAAGTCTTTTGTACGTACGTATGACTCGTAATCAAATACACCGGTTGAGGTTGTTGTGGTTGTTCCCGATGTTGTGGTGTAAACGCCATAATCGCGATAGTCAGCAGATGTAACCTGAGTCGGAGTCTTGTATCCGCTGTATCTTGTAATTTGGCCAGTTGTCAATTTCATCATCAACCTCAATCCTTGATCTTGGAAATTAGACAAAGCAAACTGCATTACATTTGGAGTCCAGGTTCCCTCAAATGCCCCCAGCGTTGTATTATAAACAATGATTGTGTCGTTGTAATCATTTGATTCTGTTGGTATGGCAAGAAAATACCTGTTATCGTAAAAATGAGCAGTAGCTATTCCTATCTTTGCAACATTAATTTCTTGAATGACATTTTTAATTACTTCAGATAATGGAAGTCCAACGGATGTAAAATCATCTGCCGCAGAACGAACAAGCGAACGAATGCCATCATCTGAAAGAAAGAATATATCGCTGTTTACCTGGATTGCAGATCCTTCTGCAACGCATCCTGTGTTGTTTGAAATTAATTCGACAGTCCAATCGGCTGCTGTAGTTGCATCTGATGGAATTGTTACTTGGAATATGCGTCTCTTCTTGAATACAATAATTCTATTTTGGTAATATTGAACAATCGCAGTAATCTCGTCTCCGTCATCTGCGTTGACAACAATGCTATTTGAAGCATCCCAAATTGATGCGTCAAGAATATCAGATGCATAAAGGGTGTTTCTGTTTTCAGAAGATCCAACTCCAAATAATCTATTTCCAGTATTGATCAAAAGCCTTAAATTTAGCGGAGGAGGACTTACTGTAGCCGTAGCTGTTGCTCCAGATCCATCACCAATAATTGTAACTGTTGGCGCGCCAGAATAACCAGATCCTCCGTCAACAACTGTAACACCAGTAACCGCACCGCCAGCAACTGTTGTGATTAGCGTTGGAAGTGTGCCACCCCAATCCGGTCCAGAAATAATTGCTGTTGCGCTTGTATAATTACTGCCAGCCGTTGTTACTGTGATAGCCCTTACTTTCCCACCCTGCCTGGTAGTAATTCCAGTTCCACCCGTGGACGCTCCATCAAAATAGTAAAGAGGTCCATCTGCATCGGCCATGTACATCTTGTCGTTAAACTGAGCCATGCTGACTTTGACATTGTAATCAGTAGAAAATCCATCAGCCCATTGTTGAGCTTCATTATCCCAAATGCGAGTAGCCCCAGTAAAATTATTCCATATTTCATCGGCTGGACGTAATTGCGCATTCCCATTTGAATCAATTGTATAAAGTCTTCCTTGTGTTACCGCTATTAGTCTTTCAGATTGCGATGTATCGTAATATCGCATTCCACCGATTGATCCTTCTTGACTTGTCGCTGTCGTGCTAAAACTTGTAACGCCCTTGCGCGTTTCAAGGCTCCCTTTGGGAGATAGGGTCATATTGACTAATTGCTGAACTTGATTTTCAGCCAATAGATCAGATTGCAAACCGCTGGCTTGACCTCCGGAAAAACTCCGGATTCCATCAAACGCCAAGAGATCGTCTAAATTGTCCGAGTAGTACGGCACAATGCCTCCTTTAAGCCGAGAACATTTCTTCGATGGTTAGCTCGCCAAGACTCTGCGGAGTGATCTGCTTCACACCACCAACCTGGCTCAATTCGTAATTAGCCATCAAAGCAAGGTCGGCATTGGCAGACTGCGTGATTGCCTGCGCCTTGGCATACTGCCGTTCACGCTCAAGTGCGTCTGCGTGGGTTAGTGCCAGAACTAAATGATGAACGTGAGGTAGGCGAAGTTCGTCATCCAGCGCGGTTGTGGATGGAGGAAAGTCAACTATGATATTTGTGCGGGTAAGGCATTTCAGCTTCTCCACAACACGCAATGGGATTGTGCCAGATGTGGCAAGCCTTGGGTAAAGGTTTAGCTGTGCAACGCCACTGCTGTTGCGCCCTGTAAAATGGTAGGTATCTGGATCTCCAGTCCGCGCATCATCAAGCAATCCTGGGTCTTGGCTTACAATCGTTGCCAAGTCAATTGGGTCAACCTCTGCATCGTTGTAAGCTACCGATAGAGGAGTCTCGACATTCGTGCCTAATGTGATCTGCCTGTTTGTTCCAACTGAATAAGTTGAGTTTGTGACAGTCTCACGCCAAGGGGCAAAGTCCCATACGCGCCGATAGGCCAAACTTGCAGCCTTCTGCAAGAATGTAAGTGTATCTGAGTCAGTCTTTCCAATTTTCTCACCTGCATATTGTGCAATTTCAGTTAATGTCATATAATTTTCTCCCAAGATATTGTTGATTCATCCCAATAATATTTTTCTTCATCAGAAGGATATTGAATTGGAGGATTCCATCTGCATGTATTTTCATCAAGAATCCATGATGGATATGGTTTTTCTGGAATAAATGCATCCCTTGATGAATCATACATATAACCGATTCCAGCAAAATTTTTTCTTAAATTTCCATTATATGATGTTTGAACCCAATTTCCACCAAGTAGGCGGACACAAAAATCTTTACCTATTTGTTCGATCTCATTCCCATTTGAGTCAATTGTATCAGAATTTGATACAACAATTACCCTAATAACAATACCATTGGAATCAATTTCAGCAAAATGTGCCATTAGATTAAATAGCGAATAATTACAATTCCGCTTCCTCCATTTCCACCACCATTTCCACCTGCACCTGCTCCTCCACCAAGATTTGCTGTTCCATTTTCTCCTTTATCTGTTGCTCCTCCATTTGAATCCCCTCCCTTTCCACCACCACCAAGCCCTGAAGCAGCAGAAGTCCCAGTGTAAGTTCCTCCACCCCCACCTCCAGCGTAATATGTGGATGATCCATTTATGTCGTTTTGAGTGCCATTTCCTCCAGCTCCACCAGCACCACTAAGCCCAGCAAATCCAGCGACCCCACTTGCTCCACCTCCGCCGCCACCACCACCACCATTTGGATTTGATGTTCCAATAAATCCTGATCCTCCGTTTGCGCCTTGTGACGGAGATGTGCTTGGTGTATTTCCAGTTCCAACAGTTGAAAGATTAACTCCAGCCCCTCCGCCAGAACCACCATTTCCGCCAGAACCACTTGAAAGTCCTCCACGCCCACCACCTGCTGCGTCATTGCTTGCAAATGATGATAAATTTCCATTCGATGCCGCAGGACCAGCACCAGTTGAACTATTCCCAGCACCACCGGCACCAACAGTTACAACATAATTTGTGTTAATAGAAAGAGATTGCGATGTGAAATATCTCATTCCACCTCCTCCTCCACCACCACCATTCGCAGAGTTAAATCCAGATGCCCCACCTCCACCACCAACAATAAGAAAATCAAATGTACTTTTGCTGCCAGTATTAAATGTACCCGTTGTGTTAAATGTATGAATCCGATATCCTGAAGATGTGGATATGGTTCCGCCTTCAGGAAGTAATCCTCCTGAATTAAAAAAAGAAACTGGATAAACAGGCCATGCCACTATTTTTCTCCCTAAGAATAATTCTGTGAGGCTACCCCAAATAGTGATGTTCCATTTGAAATAAATGTAAATATATCGCTTTTTGCTGATCCGGTAGTTAATGTTGGAGCTGTTCCGCTCGGCCACTTATACGTTGCGTTCCAATCCAACGTGTTTGATCCAGTGCCTTGAGTCACAAGCAGAATATATGTTGCTCCGTCAACCTTATTGGTTGCATCAGCCATTGTTCCATTCGTGGAAAGAACAAGCCTTGCAACTTGATTGGACTGCAAGTTCCAAGCTATTGAATTTCCGCTTATTAAAGTTGTTGCGTTAAAATTGTGTGCTGCCGTGTATTCCTGGGCAGTATTTACAACTGCTACCCTAGTTCCAACTGTGGCCGATCCAGTGCTGATTGTTAGATCACCAACAAGAGTTGTTGAGAAGTTGCCAATTGTTCCAGTTGTTGAATTGAGAGTAGCAATTGTTCCTTGGGTAAGGATTGCAGAACCTTGGCTAATATTTGCTGTACTCGCCGTAAGCGTCTGCACTGTCCCATTGGTGATATTGGCAGCGGTAGATGTAGTCGTTCCAGCCGTAAGCGTTGGAATCGTGCCAAGCGTGATGTTGGCTGTGCTTGATGTAAGGTTGGGAATAGTTCCAGTAGTAATTGTCGCGCCAGTGCTAACCGTATAATTTCCAGTTGCATTGGTGTAAAGCACGTTTGTTGCCTTTACGTTTGTGTATGTACTTAAAGTAAGAGCATCTTCAAACAATTCATTGACAGTTACTGACCTTGGTGCATCTGCTGCGGTAAGATCGGAGTCGGCAATCAGAAGCTTATCCAGACTTCCAACCGAAGTCATGGCTGTCTGATCGGTAATTAACGCCTGGTAGATGTCTGTTCCGTCAATAAGATTGTGCAGCGCTGCGGCTGTAACCGTTCCGTTGGTTGCAAACGTCTGCGAGCGATTGAATTTAATTGCCATATTAAGTTACTATCCTTATTGCTGTTGCGTAAATTGTGCCAGCTGGAATTGTTCCATGTGAAATTGTATCTGTATTAAGAATTGTGTATCTAACAACATTTGCGCTCTCAACCCTAAATTGGCTCATCATTCTTGCTCCTGTGGCGGGAACTCCAGCACTTCCAGAACTTGAGCTAAGTGAAGTAAGTCCACCAAAAACAATATCACCAATCGCTGCGCCAGAAACTGTAAATGTTCCAGTTGTTATATTTGATCCACTTGTTATTGAGTCAAGGTCTTGAAGTGTTGCGCCACTAAATGAGGTAGAACCAGTATTAAGTGAAGTTAATCCCCCAGTAGATCCAGTAATTCTAGCTGTACCAAATGTGGCAGAAGCAATCGTTGATACGTTTACCGACTCAGTGCCAATCGTTGCAGTGCCAGTAGAGGCTGTTATATTTGAGCCAAATGTAATAGATCCAAGTTGAAGCGGAATTGTGGCCGTAGAAATTGTTGCTGTGCTTGCCGACAAAGTTCCAATCGTAGCCGTTCCAGTTGACGCTGTTATGTTTGACCCAAAAGTAATATTGCCAAGCTGGATAGGAATTGTAGCTGTGCTGATTGTAGCTGTGCTGATTGTGGCTGTACTGATTGTAGCTGTGCTGATTGTAGCTGTGCTGGCCGATAGGGTTCCAATGGTTGCTGTTCCTGTAGAGGCAGTAAAGCTGGTTCCAAACGTAGCCAATCCGGATGCAAACAAAGTTCCAATTGTGGATGTCCCAGTAGATGCAGTAATGTTTGTCCCAAAAGTAACAGGTCCCAAAAGACGGCTATTGCTTGAAACTGTGAATGATCCGGTGCTTTGTACAGCATCAATTCCAACCGAAAGAGCAGATGAAGTATTGATTCCATCTGTAATAACTTCAACAGCACCAGCCGAAGGCAAGCCTCCAGTCCCAAATGTCTTTAGGAGCTGTCGATAGCTAGTCGAAATATTCTGCGTTCCAAGTGTGGGCATTTAGTCTCCTAGTTAGAAAGTCGGTTTTTTAGGACATCCCAGGCCATTGAGCAGATCAGCCCAATAAGGCCAGCAACAGCCAGAAGCCTCGTCCGGAGGTGTTCTAGCGCACCTAATCTATTAGCAACATCCCCATGAAAAGCAAGTGACCTTTCTACCATAGCGTAAAGCTGAACCTGACGCTCCTCCATCCTGGCAAGTCTAATTTCCAGATCCCATACTTGCTCCTCACTCATGGCTTGACCTTTCCAGCATCCTCGGCTGCACCCATGTCGGAGTATCTAGGTAGGTCTGGATTTGCCTGCTTGCTTGGTGAGCAGGAGGATATGGATAGGCAGATTAAGGCTAGTTTAATAAATTGCATATTTTGTATTTA